AATTATGAAAAAAATAGGCATAAAATACATTAAAAATACCTATAAAGACGTATTTTATTGTAATTTTTTCGTGGCCAAAAGCGAAATTTACGAAAAATATGTAAAAGAAATGCTTATCCCGGCCATGGAAGCGATGAAAAACATGGAAGATCTTTATAAAAATAGCAACTATCCGAAGCCACTTCCGGATAATCTTGCCCAAATTTTCGGTTTTAAGCATTATCCAATGCATCCGTTCCTATGCGAGCGTATGTTTTCTTTATTTGCACATATAAATAGCCTAAAATGCCTGCATTACTAAAATGAAAGTATTTATAACAAGTTGCGGAAGACCAGATCTTCTTGAGAGGACAATTGAGAGTTTCATACGAATGAATTTCAGAAAATTTCTATCATCCAGCGGAAGATTTAATATTGTAGTACATGAAGATAGCAACCCGGTTGTGCTTCCAAATGAAAATACTATGAATTACATATCAGAACTCATAGAAACAAGAGGAATTGGGCAGCATAAGTCTATCGAAGCATTCCTTGAAAGGTGCGATGATGAATTTTATATTCACCTTGAAGAAGATTGGAACTTTGAAAATAATAACGACTGGATTCGATCAGCAATCGAGATAATGCAAAATGATAAATCAATAATAAAAGTAATATGTCGCATAGACTCTGAGCATCCATGCATTCACAATAAAAAAATCACATTACAGAGCGGTGAAATTTGCGAATATGGCATCCTTACAGAATGGACCGGACCAGATGGAATACATTGGCCTGGATTTACGTGGAACCCTGGCGTAACACGCCCAAAATACCTTAAAAAGGCCATGCCATTTGGCCGGAAAGAGCAAGATGTGGCATGGCAGATAGACTCAATGGGGTATAGGGTAGCCGAATTAAAAATAAAATCATATAAACATATTGGAGATGGTCGGTCAACACACTAAAAAAAGGATCGTATTGTATTTTATAAATTACAGTGACGGTTTCTATTTAAAATTCATAGCTAAACATTACTCCTTTTGCGAAAAAATAATCATGTATGATAATTTTTCCGATGATAATTCTGTACTTATTGCCAAAAAACTTGGTTTCGAAGTGAGAACATTTGGGCAAAGGGGCGTACTGAATGATCAACACTATATTGATGTCAAAAATCACTGCTGGAAAGAACAGAGGGGGAAAGGAATTGATTTTGTTATTGTTTGTGATGCAGATGAATTCATTATTCCTCCTAATAATACATCCAGCAAAATTCCTGTTGTAAATGGATACAATATGATATCTGAATCATTGCCAATAAATGATATTTTTGAAATAAAAACAGGGTCTCCCAGCGAGAGTTATAGCAAGCAGGCCATATTCAATCCTGATGCAGTGCAAGAAATAAATTTCGTTCACGGATGCCATAAAAACCATATGATTCTTGGGCCTGGCGAAAAAATAAATACATCTGATTCAGCGAAATTGTACCATTTCAGGCAGATAGGTGGAGTTGAGAGACTAATAAAAAGACATTCTGAATACAGAAAAAGAATGTCAGAGTTTAACAAAAAATTCAATATGGGATTTCATTATAACAACTCTGACGAGCAAAGAATAAACGAATTCAATGTATTACTTAATCAGGCAGAAGTCTTATTATAAATGATATGAAAACAGGCGTAATAATTCCAACTAGAGGAGACAGAGAATATTTTCTTAGCAACTTAAAAAATATGCTATCAGAGCAAACATTACAACCTACTGAGATTGTAATTGTAGATGAAAAAATAATTCCTAAAACAGATAAAAAAGATATTACAAAAAGATATAGAACCGGATACGAAATGCTTTCTGGTAAAAATCTTGACGCAATATTATTCATGGAAGATGACGACCTGTATGCAGTAGATTATATTGAAAAAATGTGCCAAGCATGGACAGACGCAGGAAGGCCGACTATTTTCGGAACAAATTACACAATATACTACAACATAAGAAGAGAGGTAAATGCATATTTCTACATGTATCATGACACAAGAAGTAGCATGATGTCAACTCTCATCACACCAGACCTGGATATAACCTGGTGTGATGATCATGAGTGCTATACAGATGTTTTTTTATGGACAAAATTTCGCAGTGAAAATTCTGTATTTTCACCCATGGAAAAATTTGGAAAAAATATATGCATAGGAATAAAACACGGTTTCACAGAGACAGGAGGCCTTATGCATAATGATAATTATCACAGATACACAAATAAGGGATTCGAAGTAATAACAAATATTACCAGAGAGTACAAAAATAATAAAATACTGGAATTTTATAAACCAATTATAGGAATTGAGTTGTATTAGCACAACTCAATTCCTCCCCAAAATTATATTAACAAAATCATTCCAGGATGGATTCTCTATTTTGTTTTCTTTACAAACTTTTTTATAAATAATCTCCTTCATTGCAAAGTTATAAATTGCACAATCCCAGAAGTGATTCTGAGCCGCACTATTTACTTTTTTCCAAACATAATGAACGCCCAGGTTTCTATCCTCGACCACTTCCCTTCGTTCTGACTCAAAATGAACAAAATAATTTTTATACAAATATAGGCCGTCCGATGGTATTGGAAAATTTATAAATCCAGGAGGCTGTTTACCATCATCTTTATTATACTTAAGCTTCATCTGCTGACTAACTACGTCCTTTATCAGAGAAACATCAAGAATAAAAAGAGATGAGCGCTCTCTGGCTGGCCTGAAATAAGGAGCATCCACATTGTGTTTTCTTATTGTGCTCTCCTTATCACCTTTGACACCAAAAACATTACGACAATTAGTACGATCAATAAAAGAGTATGCGTGTATTGTGTGATGTCCGGTATCAAGTCCAGTGACAGCGATTCTAAAATTTATACCAGTATCAGATACCCACGAAGCATTTAATATTTTTTCGAATTCGTACCAAACACAATTTGGGCGGCCATATTCATAAGTCCACCGCTCCCTATCTGTCTTATTTTTTACAGTATTTTCTCTCGGAACAAATGTTCCTATTGAACCATGCAGTACACTATAACTACTACCTGTTGCAGACCACGCCCTGACCTCATAATCTAGCCTGGCATCATCTACTGTTCCGTTCATGTCCGCAGCACAGGTCAATATTATTATTTCTCCATTTCCGTCTTTTATAGATAAACTTTCAGGAACAGATCTTATATTATAGCTTCCAATATTATTTACTTCAAGGTCACTTGCCTTTATATTTTCCCCGGCAGGCTCGTAGGGCTCCCCAAGACATAAATTTACAAATGTTTTATATTTCTTCTCATCAGTTACGCCATCTCTTGTTGCATCCAAGTAGTCATTCACATAGTGCGACCAACTATACATGCCAGGAGGCGCATATAATGCGGAAATTTGATAAGACAAATATCCTTCCCGGGATGGTTGCGCAGTAGGACGCCAAATACCATTTATATTCATGTCTTGCTTTCTCGAATCATCAAAAAAAGAAGAACAGCTTTGACATATATAACCAACTGAACGCCTATCAAGATGGCCGCCCTTGTCTGTCTTCCAATACATGCCAGCAGCGCTACCATCCGAAGCCTCTGTCTTAAACTTCAACTCTATGTAGTCACCACAACAAGGGCAGGGGACCATCCATTTACGCTGATCTCCTTCGAGATATGCCGGATAAATATTTGAGGTAGCTTTTAGTTCTGGCGTAGAAATATAAGCAATCTTTTCCTTTCCAGCATAAGCAGCAAACCTTTGCTCTATAAGCTTCTTAGTAGATCCAGACTCTTTAGATCCTTGCTTTATACTTTCGTAATCATCAATAAAACCATATTGCAAATCACGCTGACGTAATATCTTATGATTGTTTGCAGATCCAATAATTATATAACCACCAGCAAATTCTTTTTTCTTGTTTGTATCCCCGGTCTTAGCCTTCCTTTTACGAGCAACTGCAGACTTAATAAACGACCTCAGCCCTGAATTATCAATCACATTGTCTATCTTAGCAACTGCTTCCTCTATCAAATCATCGTGACCAACTGATAAATATGCGTTCCCAGGCGCATTCGCAATAAGCCAAGCGATAGAAGGATATATAACGCCTGCAGAGAAACCTATCTGCGCGCCCTTCATTACGGCAAGTACTCTCCCGGGATGATCCTCAGAAAAAAAATCCGCTATTTCTCGAGTATAAGGAGTTCGCTCATATCTGAAAGGACCTGGAAATGGTTTACCCATGATAATATTCTGCTCAGCCCATTCAGAAGGTTTTATACTCGATAGCTGTACTTTCGAAAATGACAACAGATCAGATAATTGTTTATTCCAGTCGGTCATGAGAATCTATGAATACATTAACTGAAAATCATAAGTAGGCTTAAGCATGGATACTCCACGGAGTCCATCAAAATTAGGACGAGGATATACATAAAATTTACCACGCACCTTAAATGTATTAATAATAGCCTGCATTAAGAAAAACGTAGACGTACTGACATGATGATTTTCTTTTGCATCAGCCATTACCAGCGCCCAGTCAATTAATGTATATCCAAGAATATCATCCATATAAATAATTTTTTCACACTTGGAAGAAACCTTTATATCTAAATCTCCAGCCTGTGAATGATTATTTATTACAATGTAATCATCACAGTCGCCAACAATCTTATTTTTTAGATCAATACATTTATCCATATTAAACTTAAGAGATAAATCTGTCCACTCCAACGGGTCCATTCCGGCTAAAACATATTTATCTGTCATTCAATATTCATGAAAAGAATAATCATCATCTGCAATACCTCTCAATATTTGACTTGCCCACCTGGTAGGAAGATATCCGCCTGCTATGTTAGAAGGATTTCTATCTTCATAATCAATTTTGAATTTTGACATAGGAACTATGCTTGCAGAAGATATATAATCACGAAGCCATATTAAATGATCCCTAACAGGAACAACAGGAGGTACGCCGTCTTTCTCAAAGAAATTACTATACATTTTCTCTAAGAAAAGTATATCACCGATTGAGTGTATTTGATTTATGACCATAAAATTTTTATTTTATAGAAAACAGCTCATCAATTTCTTTATCAGAAACAGCAGGCTTATTACAAAATAACATGAATGAATTATTCAAGTCTACCCCTGACACAAATATATTCTCGTATCCTTTGTGCATAAAATAATCCATTAACATCTTAGGGAAAAATACATTGCAATGTTTTCTATTATTCCATGGCCTCCAATATTCCTGCGAATAATCTGGGAGGTACAAGAATATCACACCTTCCGGAAGAAGCATATCGCACCAATAATCAAGTACGCTAACCCAATCCTCTATATGCTCCAGGCAATGCGATGAATAAATAAAATCTGCCTTAAACGGAAGATTTTTAGCATGATATTTCTCATTCAGTGCAATATCTATTGGAGTTGATCCAGGCAACGCCCACTCCTCTCTATTGCAACCAATATCGAAGCCCTTTCCTTTACACACTTCAAGTGCGAAGGGAAAAGAGAATCTTGCAGAGAATCCATTTGATTGAAATTTTGGATACTGCTTATTGTTAAATCGTATTGTTTCTATTTTCATGATAACGGTTTATTCCGGATTAAACTAATTTATTTCTCTCCTCGCTCCCTCTTAAGCGAATATTCGTTTACTATCTTAGTTATGCTTTTCTGCGTTGTAGCTACAGCGGAGTCTATAGAGAAATTCACCATTCTTTTCGCTGTAGACTTCATATCTGCCTGATCAGTTAAACTTATCTGATACTTGTGAGATATATTTGTAATTACATCAAGAAGTGTATTGTTAAATTCTACTGTACACTGCATACTAAACTGCTTGAATACATCCCGAATCAACTCAACAGGGACGACATCACCCTCAAGTTTCATCCTCTTTATTCGAGCTATAGCAAGGTCCTCTTTCTTTTTCTCTAACTCAATTTGTTTTAATTGCTCTGCAGTTTCAAGAAAGGTCAGCCTCGCATCTAC